TTATGACGGGGTAATGCCAACCGCTGCCGCCACTTTGTCGCCACTTGGCAGCGTTGCCAGAGGATTGAAACGGAGCGCCGTTTCCAGATGATCCGGTGCCAGATGTGCGTAACGCATAGTCATTTTTATATCGTGGTGTCCGAGAATTTTTTGTAAGGCCAGAATGTTTCCACCCGACATCATGAAGTGCGCCGCAAACGTATGGCGCAGAACGTGTGTGAGTTGACCGCGAGGGAGCACGATAGACGTTTTTTCCATTACGGATAAAAATTGAAAATAGCAGTCTGTGAAGAAATTGAATCTATCAAGCGCCATGATCTCTTCATAAAGCTCTTTACTGATAGGGATGCTTCTGTTTTTCTTCCCCTTCGTTCTTACAAAGGTAATTCGGTATTTAGTCACCTGTGATCGGGTAAGGTTTATTGCTTCTCGCCAGCGTGCGCCTGTGCTTAAGCATATCTTGACTACCAGCGCCAGAATTGGGTCCTGACGTTTGCAATCAGCCAGCAGTTCAACAATCTGCTCATGGGTAAGCCATGCCATCTCTTTTTCTGCGATGGTGAATTTTCGCATGTTCTCCAGTGGGTTTGGATACGACCATTCGCCCAGGCGGGATAGTTCGCTAAAAACACTACTTAGATAGCTTTGCTCCAGGTTAATGGTGACCGGGCTGGCTCCTTTCTTCCATTTCTCGCTGAAGTAGATCTCACCGGTCAGGCGTTTATCTCGATAGTGGGCAAACATTTTAGAGGTGAGATTGGTTGCAAGAGGATTGCCTAGAGCGTCAACCATCAGCAGCAATTTGTCATAGACATGCTGCCCAGCAGTCAGAGATTTACCATGTAATTTGAACCATAGCTCAACCACGTCTTTCAGGGTTCGACGATCCACTGATTCGCCCAGCCAGGGCTTTGATTCGGTTTCTTCCATCGTGTGACGCTCAAAAGCCAGAGCTTCGCCTTTGGTGGCGAATTGTTTACGCACACGACGCCCACTTCGTCCGGCGGGGTAACATTCGCAAAGCCATTTCCCTGTGGTGAGTTTTCGTACTGCCATAAAAAAGCCCTCATATCAGAGGGCTAAATTTAACTGTATATTTGACCAGTAGTCAATGTATGGTTTTTACTTAAAAAACATTCTTATCCCCGTGGAAAAAACGTGCAACGTTCAATAGCCAGTCGGGGGTTTTTATTTCATTTGAATTTGCTAGTATTTCTAAATATTTTTCGCAAAATTCATTTTTTTTTCCTGGTAATTCGAAATAATCCTCAATAGCTTTTTTTTCTGTAATGTTAAGATTCAAAGCGCCTCCCGATACTGAAGACTCCATTAACTGTGGGGTTTCCATAAAGGACAAACTAGTTTCTCCTTTAGTGTAAAGCATTTTCAGAGTTTCTACGTAGAAATCAGCATTAAGAGACTGCTCAATTTCTGTAGGTGGATAAACTCGATCATCAGTAACTTTAACAAGGCTTATATTAGATAAGTCTTTATCGAGCAAGAGTCTTCTTATTTTTATACTTGGTATTGTATCTGTAGCATCATATGGACTATATTTGTGATCTGTATCTAATAATAATAATACTTTTCCTGAGATTGTTGCTTTGCGATCCTCTAACGCCATAACGAGTAAATTATATATTTTTTTTACTGTAGGGGAGCCACCGACGGATAAAACTATTAGTTTCTCAATGTTTTCATAATCCAAGTGAGCGGAAATATATTTTCTATCAGTTTTTCCTTCGCACAATATCCAGTTATAATTATTTCCAGATGTTATTGAATAAACAATTGATTGTGCTAAGTCGTGATTGCTTTTCATTTCTAAAACGTCAAGGTAAGAGCCATTTGACTCTTTTGCTAGTTCCTTTAATTCATCCTTGTAGTTTTCCAGATCGAGTGCTTTGATGTATGTTTGAGAGGGGGAGATATATATGGCTGTACCTGAGCCTGTAACAGGTAAAAAACCATACCAATGAGTTGTACAAATAGTCTGTATGCCTAGGTCGCTAATTTTTTTTATTTTATCAAATTGATTAAAACATGATGTGGCATGTAAGGATAATTCAGGTTCATCAACAGCAAGAATTGTTGAGTGCTGAGATTTTTGTGGATTATGTTTTAAGAAATTGGTAGCAAGATCTAGCAATGCTTTTCTTTTTTCTCCTGAGCTTAAATTTTGCACAGGGGTATCTTTATTAACGTCATCAATATGATGTAATATTTTATCACTAAAATATGATTCAATTATTTTAGATATCATATGACGTTGAGTGAAACTATTTTGTCGCTGAGATGGTTTTTTAAATTGATATCGCCCCTCAAGCTTTGTAGTTAATTGTCTAATAAAATCATTTAAGTGCGAATTTATTGCTGTAATATCCTTTTTCTTAATGATTTTACTGATTTTTTGTTGGAGATTTTCACCTAATAAAGACTGTAATAAATCGCTTTCAATCCTTGAGTATTCGGATGTGGTTATTTCTGCAGGTAGGTAAATATAATTATAGATATCCTTAATTGTTATTAATAGCTTAGGTAGTATATTGTTAAAATAATATTTTTTATTATTCGTCGAACTATTTTCATTTGCGAGATCATCAATTTGCAATCGATAATCATCTATAGATTCGAAAATTGACATGTAGGGGCGAGGAATATCATTTGCAGTTTCTTTTATTATCCCAAGGGGAATTAATAAATATTCATCTGAAGAATATTTGTATTCTAGTTGCTTCCTGTGTGATATAAATTTCTCAGCTATAGGACGTTGCAATGTATTAAAAACTTCACTTTCTATTTGCCAAGTGATATCGCTTACGATTTCTAATGCTTTGTATAGGGAATTATTTATCTTTAGCTTGTTTTTATTTATTAAATAAATTGGCACAATGAATGGTTCTCGAGTATCGAAACCTTGACTGCGCGCTTCATTGTTGATATCAAGTCTATTGATATCAGTTTTATTTAGTACAATATCTAATGCTTGTAATATTGAGCTTTTCCCGACACCATTTTCACCAATGAGCCAAGAGGATTTATTGTTTAAAGTGAGAGGGATATAATGTTGATTTTTGAAATTCTTGAAATTTCGTAAAATAACACCAATAATCATTTTTTGTCCTTTAAAATTAATTATTTACAGGTCATAATTACTTTAGCGATGATATTAACATCACTGATATTGCACTCTATTTTTTTTGATTTTGACTCTAGCATTATGCGGTTATTAGGTAACCTCATTAATTCTCGAACAGAATATATACCGTCAATGGCAATCAACCATAACCCATCATCAATCTCATCCACACCTCGTCTCACGACATAAGTTATATGCTCATGCTCAAGAGCTGAGATATCTTTTAGGTCATTTGGCAATAGTGATAAATCAAAAATTAAATAGCCATTATCAATCAGTTTGCCATCGATAATTTTCTCTCTGGTCAGGCTTACAACATGCGATTTTGCATCCACATACATGGGGCCTTCAGCTGCGGATAGCCAACGAAGTGAAATACCTGTTTCTAACGCACATTGAATTATCCAATCAGCGGGGAATGTATCTCTCATATATCGATTAGCTAACGTGCTTTTAGAAACACCAAGATGTTCAGCCAAAGCCTGTCGTGTCGTAAAGCCATAAGCTTCGACTAATCGCTCAATCGCAGCCTTACCACCTTTATTGGGATTTATTTTGATCTCACTTGGGTACTTTGATGTTGACATATCTCTTTTGCGATCCTAGTATCAGTTTTGTACCCGTTTGGGTACTTGTCACGATTACTACAGGCTCACCACAAGCCAATAGGAGATGTTGCATCATGACCCCTAACATTTCAATAACTCTGAATACGCCACACGTCACAATTGAGCGTTATAGTGAACTTACTGGTCTTTCTATCGACACCATCAACGATATGCTGGCTGATGGTCGCATCCCTCGCCATCGCCTTCGGAAAGACAAGAAAAGAGAAAAGGTAATGATCAACCTTGCTGCTCTTACCGTTGATGCACTTACTGATTGCAATGTTGTATTCAACTAGTTCCATTTTGGGATGTGTCAGGAGTGTCGACTATGTTTGATTACCAAGTTTCCAAACATCCACATTTTGATGAAGCCTGTCGTGCATTCGCACTGCGCCACAACCTGGTGCAGCTGGCAGGACGTGCAGGAATGAATGTGCAGATTCTGCGAAACAAGCTGAACCCTTCTCAACCTCATTTATTAACCGCACCAGAAATTTGGCTGCTTACCGATCTGACTGAAGATTCGACGCTGGTAGATGGCTTTCTGGCTCAGATTCACTGTCTGCCATGTGTACCGATTAATGAGGTAGCAAAAGAGAAACTGCCACATTACGTCATGAGTGCAACCGCAGAGATCGGGCGTGTTGCTGCAGGTGCGGTATCTGGCGATGTAAAAACCAGTGCAGGTCGTCGTGATGCTATCAGCAGCATTAACTCTGTAACTCGGTTGATGGCGCTGGCTGCTGTTTCATTGCAGGCCCGTTTACAGGCTAACCCTGCGATGGCGAGTGCAGTTGATACCGTTACTGGCCTCGGTGCTTCATTCGGTTTGCTGTGAGGTGCTTATGCTGTCGAAAGAACCATCATTTGCATCGCTGTTGGTAAAGCAAAGCCCGGCAATGCACTACGGTCACGGCTGGATCATGGGTGAGGATGGAAAGCGCTGGCATCCATGTCATTCACAAGATGAATTGCTGTCTGAATTGACCACGAGGAAACGGAGAAAGTCAAAATGTATACAGCGGAAAGTGATGTGGTTTATCAGTTTTGTTACAGAGGGGAGAGTTATTCAGTACCTGAAGATGATTTGCTCTGTTGTTATCCGTCGTTGTCGGGCGATGGCAGTTACTTTTTCACGCTAAAGGATGGGACATTTTTACGGGGAGAGCAGGTTAAAGAGACGGTACGAAAAAATGTATCTCCCCTTGAGCGTTACCGTAAGAATAAAGAACGATAGGTGCGTTTGGGGGATATGAAGTATGGCAATTAATGGCGCTGCGGCGACTGTTCCATTAAGCCCCGGTGAACGCCTGAATGGACTTAATCACATTGCGGAATTAAGGGCGAAAGTATTTGGCCTGAATATTGAGTCAGAGCTTGAGCGGTTTATTAAAGATATGCGTGATCCACGGGATATCAATAACGAACAAAATAAACGGGCACTGGCTGCTATATTCTTTATGGCAAAAATTCCAGCTGAACGTCATAGCATCAGCATTAATGAGCTGACCACTGACGAAAAGCGGGAGTTGATTAAAGCAATGAATCATTTTCGTGCAGTGGTGAGCTTATTTCCCAGACGGCTAACCATGCCGAATTAACCAACTAATGAAATTAATGGCGTAAACCCGCCGGGTATCCCTTTATCTAAATTCAGGAGAATTGATTATGTGTAATATTGAAACTCTCACGACTAAAACCGGACCGGATGATGCAGGGCTTAATATTTTACTGACAGAGGCTCGTCTGGAAGAACGCCGGGCAAGGGCTGAAGCAATGGCAGCTCGCCTTGATAGCCTGGCGTGTCATATCACATCCCGCCAGCTAAACCACGTCGAAGCAGCAGAACTACTGCGTGTAACTGCTGAAGCAATCCAGAACGAAGCGCAGGAGATCCACTAATGGCTGATGCAATGGATCTCGTACAGCAGCGCGTTGAAGAAGAACGCCAGCGTCATATCCGTGCTGCCCGTGCCAAAACGCCGGGCGTGTCCCGCGTGCTTTGCATTGAGTGTGAAGCGCCAATTCCGCCAGCACGCCGCCGTGCCATTCCGGGTGTGCAGCTTTGCATTACCTGTCAGGAAATCGCAGAGCTGAAAGGCAAACATTACAACGGAGGTGCTGTATGAGCACCATCCTGAAATGGGCGGGAAATAAAACCGCCGTAATGTCCGAACTGAAAAAACATCTTCCTGCTGGTCCGCGACTGGTTGAACCTTTCGCGGGTTCCTGTGCTGTGATGATGGAGACGGATTATCCGTGCTATCTGGTTGCGGATATTAATCCTGATTTAATCAACCTCTATAAAAAGGTTGCCGCTGATTGTGAATCGTTTATATCTCGCGCCAAAGTTTTATTTGAGAACGCAAACAGGGAGGTGGCTTATTACAACATAAGGCAGGAGTTTAATTACTCAACTGAAATTACTGATTTCATGAAAGCGGTATATTTCCTGTATCTCAATCGTCACGGTTACCGTGGGTTATGTCGCTATAACAAGAGCGGGCATTTCAACATTCCCTACGGTAATTATAAAAATCCGTATTTCCCTGAAAAAGAAATTCGCGCATTTGCAGAGAAAGCCCAGCGAGCAACGTTTATCTGCGCCAGCTTTGATGAAACGCTGGCGATGCTGCAGGTGGGGGATGTGGTGTATTGCGATCCGCCTTATGACGGTACGTTTTCCGGTTATCACACTGACAGCTTCACTGAAGATGACCAGTATCACCTGGCATCCGTTCTTGAACATCGGTCATCAGAAGGACATCCCGTCATTGTTTCTAACAGTGACACATCCCTGATCCGTTCGCTGTATCGCAATTTTACTCACCACTACATCAAGGCAAAACGCAGCATCGGTGTGGCAGCTGGTGATAGTAAATCTGCAACAGAAATCATTGCTGTTTCCGGGGCGCGCTGCTGGGTGGGATTTGATCCTTCGCGTGGCGTAGATAGTTCTGCTGTGTACGAGGTGCGTGTATGAGTCATGACGATATGAGCAACTCTAGCGGCTTTAACGAGGCCGCTGCATCATTTTCATGGAACGGCCCGAAAAAGGCCATTAACCCTTATCTGGACCCGGCGGAATTTGCGCCGGAGTCTGCACTTTCAAACCTGATCACTCTGTATGCTGCCGATAACGAGCAGGAACAACTGCGCCGCGAGGCACTGAGTGAGCAGGTCTGGGAGCGTTATTTCTTTAATGAATCCCGTGATCCTGTCCAGCGCGAAATGGAGCAGGATAAGCTCATTAGCCGCGCAAAGCTTGCGCATGAGCAGCAGCTTTTTAACCCGGACATGGTCATTCTGGCAGATGTCAGCGCCCAGCCTACCCACATCAGCAAGCCGCTGATGCAACGTATCGAATACTTCAGCAGCCTGGGCAGGCCAAAGGCTTATTCCCGCTATTTGCGTGAGACGATTAAGCCATGTCTGGAGCGACTGGATTGTGTACGCGACAGTCAGCTATCCGCTTCTTTCCGTTTTATGGCAAGCCATCAAGGGCTTGAGGGCCTGCTGATCCTGCCTGAAATGAGTCAGGATCAGGCAAAACGCCTGTCCACCCTGGTAGCTGCGCATATGAGCATGTGCCTTGATGCCGCTTGTGGCGATTTATATGCCACCGATGACGTTAAGCCAGAAGAAATCCGCAAGACATGGGAAAAGGTGGCAGCGGAAACCCTGCGACTGGATGTTATCCCGCCTGCGTTTGAGCAACTCCGCCGGAAAAGAAACCGCCGCAAACCCGTGCCCTATGAACTCATACCGGGTTCGCTGGCACGTATGCTTTGCGCCGACTGGTGGTATCGAAAATTGTGGAAGATGCGTTGCGAATGGCGGGAAGAGCAGTTGCGTGCTGTCTGCCTGGTCAGCAAAAAAGCATCTCCCTATGTCAGCTATGAAGCCGTGACGCATAAACGTGAACAGCGCCGTAAGTCGCTGGAGTTTTTCCGTTCTCATGAACTGGTGAACGAAGACGGCGACACGCTGGATATGGAAGATGTGGTAAACGCCAGCAGCAGCAACCCGGCACATCGCCGCAATGAGATGATGGCCTGTGTTAAAGGTCTGGAGCTTATCGCAGAAATGCGTGGTGACTGCGCCGTTTTCTACACTATCACCTGTCCGTCACGTTTCCATTCCACGCTCAACAACGGCAGACCCAACCCGACCTGGACAAATGCGACGGTAAGACAAAGCAGCGATTATCTGGTCGGCATGTTTGCTGCATTTCGTAAGGCTATGCACAAAGCCGGGTTGCGCTGGTATGGCGTGCGGGTGGCTGAGCCGCACCATGACGGTACTGTGCACTGGCATCTCATGTGTTTCATGCGCAAAAAAGACCGCCGCGCCATTACTGCATTGTTGCGTAAGTTTGCCATCCGTGAAGACCGCGAGGAACTGGGTAATAACACTGGTCCACGCTTTAAATCTGAGCTGATAAACCCACGCAAAGGAACACCGACAAGCTACATCGCGAAATACATCAGTAAGAACATTGACGGGCGTGGTCTGGCTGGCGAGATCAGCAAGGAAACGGGTAAATCCCTGCGTGATAATGCTGAATACGTTAATGCCTGGGCGTCTCTGCATCGTGTTCAGCAATTCCGCTTCTTTGGCATTCCGGGGCGTCAGGCTTACCGTGAACTGCGATTGCTGGCTGGTCAGGCGGCAAGGCAACAGGGGGACAAAAAAGCAGGTGCGCCGGTACTGGATAACCCGCGCCTTGATGCCATCCTGGCTGCTGCTGATGCTGGTTGTTTTGCCACCTACATCATGAAGCAGGGCGGCGTACTGGTTCCCCGCAAATATCACCTTATCAGAACAGCTTATGAAATTAACGAAGAGCCGACTGCTTATGGCGATCACGGTATTCGTATTTATGGCATCTGGTCACCCATTGTACAGGGCAAGATTTGCACTCATGCAGTGAAGTGGAAAATGGTTCGTAAGGCCGTTGACGTTCAGGAGGCGGCAGCCGACCAGGGCGCTTGCGCCCCTTGGACTCGTGGCAATAACTGTCCCCTTGCTGAAAATTTGAACCAACAAGGGAAAGACAAATCAGCTGATGGGGACTCCAGAACGGATATTACCCGTATGAATGACAAGGAGTTGCACGATTACCTGCACAGTATGAGCAAAAAAGAGCGCCGGGAACTGGCTGCAAGGTTACGCCAGGTGAAACCGAAACGGCGTAAAGACTACAAACAGCGAATTACAGACCATCAGCGACAGCAGCTCGTCTATGAACTGAAGTCCAGGGGATTTGATGGCAGCGAGAAAGAAGTCGATTTGCTCCTTCGCGGCGGCAGTATTCCGTCAGGAGCAGGCCTGCGTATCTTCTATCGGAACCAGCGTCTGAAGGAAGATGATAAGTGGCGGAACCTGTATTAATTACGCGGGTTAACAATTCGTGCTCTTAATAATACCAGGCATATCAGGCCGATGAACGTAAAAAAACGTTTTACATCAGTAAGATTATTATATACTGTAAATATAAACAGTGGTTATGTATACAGTATTGTTTTGGTGTCATAGGAGGAAAGATGCAGGACTATTTTTTGGAGTCTTTGAAGCTTCAGCGCATTGATTTTTTTCTTAAGCTTGTAGCGGCTAGTGAGTGTAGTGATGAAGAGAAGGGGCTGGCTCTGCAGTGGGTTTCTGAATTGACTGATGAACTTATGGCAAAAATCAGAAGTCACGAATACAACCGCTCAATGGATGTCATCAGCTGAGGTGACTTTTATGCGCATTGAAATAATGATCGATAAAGAGCAGAAGATTAGCCAGTCTACCCTGGACGCCCTTGAATCCGAGCTTTACCGCAATCTGCGCCCCCTGTATCCCAAAACGGTAATTCGCATTCGCAAAGGTAGCTCTAACGGTGTGGAACTAACCGGACTGCAACTGGATGAAGAAAGAAAACAAGTGATGAAAATTATGCAGAAGGTGTGGGAGGACGACAGCTGGCTGCATTAAGAAACGTGGCCCCCAGGAGGATTCATTCTGATGGGGGCTAGTTTGGGCAATGAGTGAAATAAGGCGTAAGGTGGGCGGTTATTTTGATAAGTGATCGTCCGCTTTGTGTCAGAAGCAGAAGTGGGAGTGTCTGAGACTCTCTAAAAGTTGATGATTCACTTACAAAACCATTTTCCTGATGGATGCTTACACTTACGAATGATCATTCTGTTTAGTCTTCATGAGAAAATCCCGAATCTTTGCCAAGTTTGAATTTTCGGGGATTGAATCCATGTACGGATCACGCTCAAACACTAATTGCTCAGATTCAACGAAAGCCTGCCACTCTACTGGGTCTAGCTCAAATCCCATTGCTGTCATATCACTTTCATCTTCCCCCTCGATCCAGTGGACTAAATAAAACAATTCATCATCAGGAGAATCATCCTCACCATCAACAATATCAACATCGGTTACAGTGATACGTAGGGTGGGATCGATTTTTGAGACATAAATTCCTAACTGTGGTATAGGGGGAATATTGTTCATGGAAACTCCTTTTATTGGTGTTTGCTATTTGAATAAAAATACGCCAAACAGAGTGTTAACTGTGAATATGGAAAGAATCGTTGTAAGTACCCCGCTTAGGTGTCCCATTCTATTTTAGAGGTTCTCGTGCATATGGATTATGTTATCTGAAAGCTAACTTCCGCTTCCCGTTCACAGCGAACATTCATCTTTGTAAACCCGTATGATCCGTTTTTCAAGTGGCCATTCAGATACGGATTTTCACTTCCTTGACAGTGCATGACTATGCTGCATGAAATCGCATGATCGATTGAGGATCGTCTTTGCTCAGATCCGCCAGAACTGGCGGGCTTTTGCTCATGTCATGCATGTGCATGAAAACCACTGCATAAAGCGGGCAGGCGTGGCGGGGATACGAGCGCGCGCTAACTCTTGGCTTTGTTTCATAATCAAAAATGTGATCATTGAGATTATTCTTAAATTTGTGTTTGTCTATGAAATATCATTTCGCTTAACATTGTTTGAGTTAGGACTACATGAGAATAAAGAATGCTTTTACCCGTAAGTATTACATCGTGTGGCTTGTATCACCCCTACTGGCATTTGGGAGAGCGCAACCCTCATAGCGATGAACTATCAAGGCAGATGATGGATTTTAAGGATGAAAATAATCGTAATCATCAAAGGGCCATTAACCGTTTTTCTCGATTAGCTATAGATAAGGTTGGGCGGTTAGTAATCAGAGGTGGCGGTGGGCGTTTTGTTGAGTCTCCTTTTTCGATAGCAGTTGTCCCGTCTCACACTGAAGGCAGAATTTCACCGGCTTTGATTGAGGTCGCCGAGCGAATCGTAAATGTTCACCGTCGGGGCATTGTTGATTGCTGTTTGGAAAGAACACGCACTGTTCCTAGCGCACATCGTGAAGGTGGAGATCGCTCAATTACTGGTCACATGTCTAGTATCAGAGTTAGGGGTGGTAACCTCATGGGGCGAAATGTGTTACTACTAGATGATGTTAAAACAACAGGCGGTAGTTTGTCTGCGTGTTTTTATTTACTGGAGTCTGCAGGAGCTGGAGTTATAATGCCATTAGCTCTGCTAGAAACTGCAAACTATGAGGAGTAGCAAAGTGCACTCAGAAGAATTAAAAAATACACTTGGATTAGCTATTCAAATCGGGAAGCTAGCATCTGATCAAAGTGTATTAAAATTCTTTGAGCTTATCGATTTTGATGTTATTCGTGATATACGCGACTTAACTGAGATGGTTAATAGCCACGGGTTTCTAAAAGATAAAATATCTGAGACTGATTTTCTAATAGCGAACGCTGAATTGGAGAACCACCATGTTAATGGTGTGGAGCTAATACCATATGGGTCTGAATTCTATCCTCTTAGTTTAGCTTTTACTCCTAATCCACCATCAATTCTCTACATAAAAGGGGATAAAAGTATACTCAAAGAATTGCCGGGTGTCGCAATTGTAGGATCCCGTGATACCTCCCCTGCAGGGGAAGAAATAACGAGGCGGATCACTAATCAGATAGTGTCTGCTGGGTATATTGTTGTAAGTGGGTTAGCAATAGGCACTGATGCGAATGCTCACAAGGCAACGTTACAGGCAAAAGGAAAAACCATTGCTGTCTTGGCGCATGGTCTTGAGGAGGCTAAGCCGAAGCAAAACAGTCGACTTGCTCAAGAGATTCTGGATAAAGGTGGTGCATGGATTTCTGAGTATCCTATGGGTCGGCCGGCCCAGAAACAATCATTTGTACAAAGAAATCGGATACAAGTTGGATTATCTGCAGGTTCAATTTTAATCGAGGCTGCGTTAAATAGCGGAACGATAACTCAAGCTGAGTTTGCAAATAAGGCGAAAAGACCAGTGTTTGCGGTTGTACCTCACCTACCTAATAATCCGCTTAATCTTAATTGTGAGGGAACAGTTGATTTAGTTAAGAGCAACATGGCTAGAGCGCTAAAAACAAAACGGGATTATGATGATGTGATTATGATCATAAATGAGTCCCGGGAGTATTTGTTAGAGCTAAAATGGCCAGGGAAACAGAGTACATTAGACTTGATTTAAAGCGCCTCTTTTAGAGGCACTTTGCTAAATTTGATATCTCTCGAATTTTATAATTTCTTCACCGCTCCAATGATTAAATTCTTTCATTCTTTTTTGTAATGGTAATAATTCATTTTTCACAAATACCTTACTAGCTTTTTCTACATCCCCAAATCCCCCAACATTATTAGGCATTATCCCCATCATTTGTGGCGGCACACGATGCGCTGCCATCATGTCATCCCGACTCACGTTCTTGATGTTAAGAAATTCATCCTTCGCCGCGACTTCTGACAACGGGATGATCTGAAGCCCGTCCTTTTTGCCGTTAGGCGAGTACATAAACAGGTTGCGGAAGTTGCCAGGGCCTTTGGCGCTTTTCATCGCATTGCGGAGGTTGTTCACATCCTCCTGGTTCTGCGCGGCATCGGTCATGTACATGATGAAGCCTGCATGACTGCCGTTAATGTAATACTTCCGGCGGAACAGCGTGGCGGACTCGTTGAGCAGGGCTGACGGAATGGCAGAAAGATAACCTGGCAGGCCGTAGATCTCCTGGTTGATGTCCGGTTCCATCAGATGAAAAATGCTGCCTTTCGTGAACTGATACGGCTGGGTTGTCATACCGTATTGCACAAACCAGTAGGTATCCAGGTCTAACCCGCGTCGGGTGTATTTTGCCAGAGCAGGCTCAAGGGCGATAACTTCACCGAAGCGGTTCGTGCGTTTCTCCAGGTAGGCGTTACCAAATACCAGATAGTCCTGCACAAAACGTGAAAAAGCCTGCTGGCTGAGCAGCGGGTGAGGGATGTAGGTACTGGTCAGAATATTGCATTTCACCGCAATCGGTGAGCTGTGATGCACGGCGGCGCGAAAGGTGCGCGCCAGCCCGTCAAAACTCACTGGCGGCTCATACCATCGATCTGTCTGTACGCATTCCACATAGTCCAGCAGTTCACGGCGGTCCAGAACAGGAACGGGATCGCCGAAGCTGAATGCTTCGGCTGAACTCTGGCTTTTATGCTGGATCTGATTCATCGCCGCTACGCGGTTTTTTTTACTCTTTCCCATCAAAAAATCTCCACAATATTGCTGGTATTGGCGGATTCGCCCTGCAGCGGTTCGTTAAACAATGCGTGCATCGTTGCCCAGGCCAGATCGGCGTGGCTGGCTTCTTCGCTGCGGCTGGCTTCATAGGTCGGGCGGTTGCCGCTGGCGGTGGTGGCGCGACGGATTGCCATAAAGGACTGCGCTATGTCGGTGTGCCCGGCGTCAAACTCCAGGCGGCGGTGGCTAATAATGTCGTAGGCCTTGAGTACCAGGGCGTTTTTAACGTTGGGGTTGTAGACAAACTCCCGGACGGCAGGAAAAAACGCTTTCACGTTCTCGTAAACCCCGTGACCGACGCCGGTTGAGTCGATACCGATGTATGTTACGTTGTACTGTTCAGTCAGTTTTTTGATGGCGTCAGCCTGGGCGCGGAAGTCCATCCCGCGCCACTGGTGACGCTCAAGAATGCGGAACTTACCGCCCGGCACGGCTGGCGGTGCCACCACCACGCACCCGGCGCTGTCGCCGTTTTGCGTACCTTTTGCCGGGTCATAACCGATCCACACTTCGCGCCAGCCAAACGGGCGCAGGGCCAGTGCATGAAAGTCGCTCCAGACTTCCCAACTGTCCACCATGCACGCCTGCAGCTCGCTGAGCGGGAACACGGACGCGAGATCGTCCACAAACTCGCACATCAGCAGGTTCTGGTATTCGTCCGGGCTGTACTCCATGCGCAACTGATCGAGGTCGAAAAGGTTACATCCGCCGCGCACTGCATCTTCCACGGTGACTATCTGGCGGTATTGCCCGTCTGCGCACAGCAGGCCGGGGGCCAGATTGCTGTGGGACAGGTCGATGTCCACCTTATCGGCTTTGTTACGCCCACGGTTGAACAGCGCACCAGACCAGAACGGATAAGCACTGTGTGTCAGGCTGGATGGCGTGGAAAAATAGGTTTGTCGCCATTTTTTGTGAATAGCCATACCGGAAGCCACTTTGCGCAGCTCCTGGAATTTCGGTATCCAGAAATATTCATCCAGATACAGGTTGCCGTGGTAACTCTGGGCCGTGCGGGCATTGGTGCCGAGGAAGTAAAGCGTGGCCCCGTTGGGAAGCACCATCGGATCGCCTTTCAGCTCCACCTCCACTTCTTTGGCGAAGTTGATGATGTACTGTTTAAAGACGTGGGCCTGTGCCTTACTGGCGGAAAGGAAAATCTGGTTACGTCCGGTAAGCAGGGCGTCAATCAGGGCTTCACGGGCAAAGTAAAAGGTCGCGCCGATCTGGCGTGACTTCAGCAGGTTGCGGATGCGGTTGGTTTTTCCGGCTTCCCACCAGTGGCGCTGGTAGTTGAACATGGAGGAATGGAAAATTTCTTCCAGCTTCTCAATCTGTTCATCGGTGAAAACGTTCTTTTCCGGCTGACGGCGTGGGCCTTTGTTGCGGTTGGCGACGTTAGGGTTTAAGTCGGCTTCGTTGCCGCCATTGTTAAACTTGCCGATCCGCGCGTGGCGTTCCGACTGGCGTGCCAGCAGGTCAATCTCTTTGAAATCTTTCCCTTCTTTGTGCTCCTTCATAATGAGCTGGCAGTAGCGTGCGGCGGTGGTGAGCTGCATCTGATCCAGCGGCCCATAGTCACCCCACTTGTCGCGTTTTTTCCAGCTGTGAACGGTTGCAACTTTCTCGCCCAGCATTTCAGCAATGCGGGCTACGCGGTATCCCTGAAAGTACAGCAGCATGGCCTGCCGACGGGGATCGAGATCTGCGGGTGTCAGTGTGGTGTTCATGGCACAAACCTACAGCCTTGAATGAAGGCTTTCCCCGCCTGCGGTTTGTGTGGTTGTCGATACAAATACCGCGCATTGTTTCACTGCCCCCATCACCGCAACCATAAGGCTCCAGTAAGTTTTTTCTAACGGAGCACGGCTCATGACAGTGAAAGCAAAGCGTTTTCGCATCGGGGTGGAAGGTGCCACCACCGACGGACGCGAAATCCAGCGTGAATGGCTGGAACAGATGGCAGCCAGCTACAACCCGGCGGTGTATACCGCGCTGATTAACCTTGAGCACATCAAGTCTTATCTGCCGGACAGCACCTTTAACCGCTACGGCAAGGTGACGGCGCTGTTTGCTGAAGAAATCACGGAAGGTCCACTGGCAGGCAAGATGGCGCTGTATGCCGACGTTGAGCCAACGGAGTCCCTGGTGGAGCTGGTGAAAAAAGGCCAGAAATTATTCACCTCTATGGAAGTCAGCCCGAAGTTTGCTGATACGGGCAAAGCCTACCTGGTTGGCCTGGCTGCCACTGATGACCCTGCCAGTCTGGGCACTGAAATGCTGACATTCAGCGCCAGTGCAGCCCATAACCCGCTGGCAAACCGCAAGCAGAACCCCGCCAATCTCTTTACCGCTGCAGAGGAAACGGTGATCGAACTGGAAGAAGTCCAGGACGACAAACCGTCCCTGTTTGCCCGTGTCACGGCGCTGTTTACCAAAAAAGAGCAGTCCGATGATGCCCGGTTCTCTGATGTGCATAAGGCCGTGGAACTGGTCGCCACTGAACAGCAAAACCTGAGTGCGCGCACCGAAAAATCCCTGTCTGAACAGGAAGAACGCCTGTCTGAGCTGGAGACTGCCCTGCAGGCACAGCAGACCGCTTTTAACGAACTGGTGGACAAGCTGAGCCATGAAGACAGCCGCCAGGACTACCGCCAGCGTGCAACAGGCGGTAACGCCACCGCTGACACTCTGACCAATTGCTGATGGAGCACAAAACCTGATGAAGAAGAATACCCGCTTTGCTTTTAATGCTTACCTGCAGCAGCTGGCGCGTCTGAACGGTGTGGCAGTTGAAGAACTGTCCAGCAAGTTCACTGTGGAGCCGTCTGTGCAGCAGACGCTGGAAGACCAGATCCAGCAGTCCGCCGCTTTCCTGACGCTGATTAACGTCACGCCAGTGACTGAGCAGTCCGGTCAGCTGCTGGGGCTGGGTGTTGGCAGCACCATTGCCGGAACCACTGACACCACCGCGAAAGAGCGTGAACCTGTCGATCCGACGCTGATGGTCGATGTGGAATACAAATGTGAACAGACCAACTTTGACACGGTGCTGACCTACGCGAAGCTGGATCTGTGGGCGAAGTTTCAGGATTTCCAGGTGCGTATCCGTGACGCCATCGTGAAACGTCAGGCACTGGACCGCATCATGATCGGCTTTAACGGCGTGAAGCGTGCGAAAACCTCCAACCGTAGTGAAAACCCGCTGCTGCAGGATGTGAACAAAGGCTGGCTGCAGAAAATCCGTGAGGATGCACCGGATCACGTCATGGGCAGCACCACCACGGGTGGTGAAACCACACCGGGCGCGGTGAAAGTCGGCAAAGGTGGCGAATATGCCAACCTGGACGCCGTGGTGATGGATGCTGTCAATGAGCTTATCGACGTGGTCTACCAGGACGATGACGATCTGGTGGTGATTTGCGGTCGTGAGCTGCTGTCTGACAAGTATTTCCCGCTGGTCAACAAAGAGCAGGAAAACAGTGAAAAACTGGCTGCCGATATGATCATCAGTCAGAAACGCATGGGTGGCCTGCAGGCCGTGCGTGCGCCGTTCTTCCCGCCGAATGCGCTGCTGATCACCCGTCTGGATAACCTGTCCATTTACTGGCAGGAGGAC